GACTTTCAGTCATATCATGGTAACCGGGCGTATCATGAGCTCTTTTAATTGCATCGATTTGTTGCGGAGGAACAGGTCGTTCGCTTATTGGAGGTTGAGGGTGATAAGCTTTTTGTAAAGCAGCAGCTTCTTGAGGAGTAAAATAGGACAATTCATCCGCAGTTAAAGGTTCTCCTTTTTGAAATTTTTCTATCGATTTACCTTTAATTTTCTGAAGGTTTTCATTCTGCTCTTGCTGATCAAATTGAATCTTTTGCATCAATAATTTTTCACCCTCTTTTCCATAGGGAGCCATAGCAGAACGAATAGCTTCCCATCTCTTGGACAGAGGTGCATTTTCAAGAGATTTATCTTTCATGACACTTTCTAAACTTCTATTAGCAAAGTAGGTATTTAACCCAGAGCCAATGCCTTGACCGAGAGCCTCTGCTAATATACCTGTACCTGCATATCGTAAATCCGGTGCTCCTCGAACGAAATTAGCCATATTAGCCTCCTCCTCCCATCTTGGCTTTAATCAAAGCTGCTATTAACTGTGCTGCAAAACCTTGTTTTCCAGGATTTTCATAATGTGTATATGGCGATGTTAAACCCGTCTGTGCAAATTGTCCATATTGAGAGGTAGCCCCAGAAGCTGCCTGTTGTTGTAATTGAGAAAACAGTTGCGCTAAGGAAGATTGTAAACCGGAAGCAGCTCCCCCAACTGCCTGTCCGAAACCGCTAGAAGAGAGAGCCCCAGCACCAGCATATCTTTCCTCAATCATAGGCAGTAACTTTTCTTGAAACTCTTGTAAATAGGGCTGAGAAAAATTCTCATATGCTTGTGATCCGGGCTGAAGTATACCGGCATAATAATTTTGCGCATTATAAGCTGCACCGCCCGGTTGTGCCGATTGACTCATTAATCCTACACCATGCGATAAAGCTTGCATTTGCTCAGGAGTTAAATTTTGCAGCTGCTCAACACTTGGTGCTTCTCCAAATAAAAAACTATTAACTCCTTTTCTAAAATTTTTATTCGCACCATAGGCACCAGCAACTCCAAATAATCCTTTAGCTGCTGTACTTGAAAAAAAATCTTTTATACCTGAACTCGATCCTGCCATAATATACCTACTAGTTTTTTAAATATTGCATAACCCAAACACACCATGTCAGAGCGTTACCCGAATTATTTTGAATAATAATCGTATTTGTCGAGTTATTATATCGTATGTAAATAGAAGGATCATTTAGGAAGTAGGAAAGGCCGGAAGTATCTAGAGCCCCTCCGAAGCCTTGGACGGGATAGAGATAGCCCGTGATATTCATGGGTTGCGTTGATGACGATAAAACAAGATTTGTTGTACCTGTGGGGATATTACCACCATTGAGTATAACTAAATCAGCTGTAATACGATAACCATTCCTATTTTGCTGGGGATTAGCAACCTGATACCACTGTTCAAAGTTAGCATTTTCCTGAAGTAGAAAAAGGCCACTTTCCTTAGTATTAACGGCATTCGCTATACGACGAAGATATAAAAGAAGAATATTACCGAATTCCTTTTCATCTGGGTTGACATCGAGGGAGATAGGCAACTGATTAGTATCTAACGGTATATTACTTGAAAAAGTCATGTTATCATTCCTTAGTTAATCAAACGACCACCCTCGCGGAACCAGATATTCATAGCATTTAATTCCATAGGCGTCTGATGAGTAGCCAATTGATTCATGAGATTATCATCATACGTCATGCCTATACGAAGATATTGACCAAATTGCGTGCTATAGAAGCGGTACCAGGCATATTCCGAGCCATAGGTATACGTCTGGCCATTGACAGGAGTAGCATTCCAAACGCCCCCAGAAACGTAGGCGCTAAAGCCTGTTGCATCTATTCCATTGAGAGTAAAATTATTTGCGTCTACAACGGTTATAGAATAGATAGCAGCATTCAATTGCGTCATACCAACAACATTAGCTATATAAATTGTAGTACCTGTTACCAAACTATGATCAGGACTTGTTATCTGGCATGGATTTGTTTTCATAGCATTTGTGATAATTCCACACGTCTGCGATGAATTTACTAATTCCTGATTAGCACTAATCATATTAGCTTGCGCAGCTAGATATGCATTTATAAAAAGCTGAATTGTTGTTGCTGTTATAGCAGGAGAAAAGACGTTAGCATCCATTTGGAAGTCAATAAAAGATAATTTGAACTGTTTCCCGGCAGCTTGGAAGGGGTTGAAATCCTTGCCTTGAATATTCATCTTTGGAAATAATGTAATGATACCATTGCCTAAATAGACAGCAGAAGATGAAAAGGTAACAGCTTCATAATTTTGTGAAGTAAAATTCCATGTAGATAAAGTAATATTATTTGTATCTACTATTGTTACGTTATAAATTTTATTATTCAAACCAGGATCTGTCGTTTGCCATAGAGTATTTTGAATATATATTATCTCTCCATTGGCCAGATTATGACTAGGTATAGTTATCACAGTAGGACTAGGATAAGCACTAAAGTTAATTGCAGTTATGGCCATGGTAGGTGCGAAGAGAGTAGTGCTAGGTTGTGGAGTAGAAGCGTCAGGATTTTGATATATATTTATAAATCCATGCTGTGTTCCTAAGGTAACATAATCAACATATTGTTGATCATCTACGTTATCCCACGTGACGTCACTATCCCAAGTAACAGTTAAACTATCCCATGTAATGTTAAAGGGGAATTGAGATATACCGAAACAGGTAATGGTATCTCGAAATTTAGCCCATGTATTATTTCTATAGTTATAAAGAAGGACAGTATTTGGATAATTTTGCACTGTTGATGCAGTAGACGTATCTAAATAATTCCAATAAACTAATTCCTTTTCAAAATCCCTTACACCATGAACAAAGTTAGGAGCGCTATTCATAATTTCAAAGCCGAAGACTTCTTCAGGTATTTGTTCATCTAATCGGCTTACACCACCTGCATTTGCTTGTATAATACCTCGATCACCTACTGTCATGACTCCTTGATCAAATACTATAGGGCTATAAGTGCAAATGCCTCCAAAATCTGAAGAAATCCTTTCCCAGATGAAAGGTAAACCATATTCACCAACATATCTTAATTGCCATGTAGAATATTCAAAAAAGACAATCAAAGTATTTCTGAAAAATGCTGCACTTACAATGGCTTCATTCGTTGGAGCATCTATAAAGCCGCCTCGGCCAAAGATATCAGATCGCCATGCATTAGTTTGATCGGTAGGGTTTCCAATCTGGCAAAAGCGACAGCGGGCAAAGAAGTTCGTGGCTGTTGTATATGTTCCAGAAGTACCCCCTTCCCAAGTATTCAAAGCTAATAGACGGCCATAGTAGGGGATTAAAATTAAGGCTTGCCAAAGCGTCGTTGAGCTAGAAACAAGAGGCTGTAAATTTGTCCATACACTATTATTATAATATCTTATTGGATCATATTTACTATTGACTATATCTATGTTATTATTAGTTACAAAAAAGTATCGTAAATCTGTCGTTGCTCCTTGATAATTAGCAGCCCAGAAGAAGTTAGTATTCGTCCCTGTCCATGTTGTCCCAGGAGCTAGTTCCTGAAATCCTCCGTTATATTGATAAGCGTATTTAGTATCAAAAAAAATGGTTGCATCTATTCCGATCGTGGGAACATCTCTTTTTAAAATTCCCATGACAGGAAGCATGGGATAATAATTAAATGTGGTAACTGTTGGCAAACCATTAGGAGGATTGCCAGAAGTGAAATTTAATTGCATTTCACCCGTCAGGTAATTTATAAAAGATGCAGCATTGATTGGATAAATGCCTGATAAGCCTATCATACCACCTGTACCATTGTCTCCGTAGGCATTATTTGGATAATTAATCCAAAATTGAATAGTTCCGGGTATTATTATTGCGTTTGGTTCAGTTGCTCTGACGGAGGAAAGTAAATCAGCTACATGATAAGTAGATGATCCATTTGTATTAGGCTCAGGTAAAAGATTTACCGTTCTTGTAAGCCTTCCCATGGGGACTTCACCATCTCTCTTCTTCGTCCTATCGCGAAAAACGTAGGCATTTTCCAAGTCGGAATAGGCTTCATTGGCAAGTAAAAATGGTTTTTTATCCTGCGTTAAACCGCCTCCTGGATAGCCGCCTATTAGTACTTGATGAAAGCCACTTTGTGTCATTTAATTACCTATTGCAAACCAATAGAAGTTTGTATACTTATTAGAAACGGTAAAGCATTCCCAAGAAAAGGCCGTTTTGCTGCTGATAGGTGTAGAATAAGCAATGGTACAAGGGTTATTATTTGTAGGGGGATTGCCAGAAGCAAAACCAGGAGTAGTTTGCACAGCAAAGCAGTTATTAGGAAAAGCTACTGGAAAAGTTACCGTCCCTGTTGTTCCCGGCCCTAGAGTTGTTACAACTTGACCCCATTGGAATAGGATACCTCCTGACCAAACAAAACCATTGGTCATAGCACTGGCCCCTGTAAGTTGCGATAATTTACCCATGGCACTTAAAGAATATAATTGTGTATCGCCACCAGAGGGAATCGTTGGCGTTGTTACGCCATTGACAATTAAAGTTCCCGGAACTCCTGCAAAGACTTGGTTATAGCTACTGACGGTAGAAACACTTGCTTGCGATACTTCATGTATTACGGTATGATATCCCGCGGGCTGAGATCCGGGTTGACCATTGTTATTAACATGATCAATGCCCAGAGTTTGAAACGTACCGTCGAGGTTATTTCTTATCGTCGCCTTCGTTTGCCCTAGCGACGCTCCATCGGGGGGATAACCAGATGTGTATGTTGGTATAGGCATATTATTACTCCTGCTTAACTAACCGCTGTAGTTGGTATAGGCTGTACATCTAACGGTCTACGCAACTTCTTCTTAGCCTTTTCACTTAACGTTGCATGCACCGCGCGCATAGGTTTATTTAACTTCTTTTCCTTTCCTTTAATAACAACCATAAAATATTTATCCTGTTGTATGTCGCCCTACAAAGGGACCACCACCTAGAGGGATAGCCTTGTTCGGCAGTGATTTTACTTTTTTTTTTCGCATCTCCGGCAACTTTTGCACCTTACTTGTTTGTTTTTTATCTGTCATAGAGATCCAAAGGTTGATGATATACCGCCTAATCCGTAATTATATTTCAACTGATCGCTGTAAATCGTATTAATACTTGCCTGTCCTATCTGCGCATAAGTTCTCGTTTCAATGATGTCATAGCGCTCCTTGAGCATCTTATCGATAAAGATCACACCGTCAGAATCAAGCCGCTCCTCAAAGATCTTCTTGGCGGCGCCGACAGCCAGAATTTCCCACCATTCCGATAGCTCCGGATTGCCTGTCATGTCTTCCGCTAATAGCGCCTGTATAGGTTGCCTATAACACTGCATCTCTATGGTATAACCGGCATCAGGCACGGGTGCTAGGGTAAATTGGTTTTGATAGAAGAGGATGGCTAGGGGGATAGATAATTGCTTAGGGTTATATTGAATCTGTATAGTCGTACCTGCTGGAATAGGTTCAGCAAAGGTTAAGCCTATTATCTCACCCGTCTGATAGTTTATTGTGGCATTCCCCGGCTCTGTAGGCGTTGCAGAGGCATACTGGCGATAGTACGTCCATCCGAAATTTTGATTGCTACTGTTACTCGTCTGAAAGATTTGAATTAAATTGCCCTGCCCATCATCGGTAACATTCTGCGTCTGACCTACTCCATTTTCACCAATGACGTTCGCTGTAATAAGAATATTTTGAACTCGGCTTTGAGGGAAGAAAAGGTTAGGATTAATTTGAGGCCCGGGGTCATTGTTTACACTCGGAACAAATGGGAAGGCCGTGGTGAAGCCATTGTAAGGTGAGGAATACCAAGAGCCGCCTGAAGAGTAGACGCCAAAGGAAGAGGAATTAACCCCAATGGTGAAGGTATCAGCATCTATGACCGTAACTATGTATGAATTTCCATTCAATTGGACCATGCCTTCGACATAATTGATGATTATGGAAATGCCGGAGACGAGTCCATGATTATCCGATGTTACGACAGCATCCGTGGCATTCGTTATGCCAGTTATTGCACCTGTTTGCGCTCCTGTCGTTCCATCGCCAGTAGCAAAATTGGTAAATTGCTGCCAGTTGTAATTGTTAGCATAAAAGGACCAAGGGCTATCGAACCAGCGCAACTCTCTTTTTGCGCAGGAAGCTGGCTCGCCTACAGTTGTATATAATTCGCTATTGAAGGAGTAAACCTCCTGTCCCACATTTGTGGTAAAGGTGTACACATCCTGCAACTTTAACGATCTAAACTTTGCAGGCAGATCGTAAGCATAGAAGCTATGCATTTGCTGGACGATATACGAATCCGTTACCTGGAAGGAATTACTCGATCCTGTAAGCTTACGCGTTTTTGTAACAGCATTTGCCAGCGTGGGATAAAGAGGAAATGTAGGCACAAATGTATTTGTCATTTCAGCCTCGCAATTGCTATATCACAATATTCCTTTTGTTTCTCAATTCCGATAGCATTTAAACCAAGATGTTTAGCTGCAATTAATGTAGATCCAGAACCCACAAAGGGATCTAAAACTATTCCATCTTTTGGAGTAATGAGTTTAATGAGGTAATCTAAAAGCTTGAGAGGTTTTACTGTTGGGTGATGATTCATTTGAGGTTTTGTTGTTAATCCAGCGCGAATTTTTTCTGAAGATAAATCCCAATTAGCAGGATCACCATCTTGTTGTCTCGATTTACAGGGCAATCCCTCTAATCCCTCATTCCTTTCGGCAGTAGAAGCTTTGGCGCAGTAGAAGAAACGAGATGCTCCGCCTGAATTTGCAAAGAATTGATTTATATTTGCTTTATGAAAATGTCCATATATATCATTTGATTTTGTGTGATTTAATAGACCAATAGAACCACTTGTCAATATCCCTGTTTGTTCATCTAACATTTCCGCTGCTTCTTCGTCGAATAATACATTTGCTGGCCAACGGCCCTGAACATTATTTATTTTAGGTTCAAAATTATCAGCATTCTTTGGGCTAATATCAAAAATATTTTCTCTATGTAAGCCAGAGGGTTGAGTATTTTCAAATGTTCCAATCCTACATTCATCAATATTCAAGAAATTATCAGCAATCTTTCGACTTGCTTTGCGTGCTAAGATTATAGGCTCATAAGCAGGCTTCAGACATGCTTTACCCTTTGGGAATCCGGAGCCATATATCCACATGAGACAATCTCTTATTTCCCATCCTGCATCTTCAATAGCGCATGTTAATCGATGATAAGTGCGTGTACCTCCAAAAGCTAGCATCCATGAGCCAGGTTTACATATTCTCAATGTTTCAGCCCAAAATTCCTTACCTGGAATGCCATGATCCCATTCTTTTCCCATGAATTTTAAGCCGTATGGAGGATCGGTTACGACAGAAGAAAAATAATTATCCTCGAATTTTCGCATTTCTTCGAGGCAATCCCCATGGATAACCTGCTGTTGTTCATGCTCTTCACATAATATTGGCACACTATCTATAGTCATAATACCGGTTGATTATCAAATGCATCTTCTAAAGTAACCGTCGTCGTTCCCTGAATAACTCCAGAGCCTACCGGCACTGCTACGCAGGGAACCTGCGGATCTTGTACATATATAAACGGATAAAAATTACTTGTGTCTACAGCTATTGTTACAGTATTAGACGTAATAGATATTATTTGCCCCTTTTGATTATTCAACTGGATCATACCGTTAGCCGGAGGGATACGAAAACCTATCCATTCGGCTACGGTAAAATTGTGATTGCCTGCAAAGGTAACGAGGGCAGTAGCTGCCTGAGTAATATCCGTTATATATTGCAAATTCGGAATAAAGTCAGAACCGTAAGGAGGGCCATAGTTAGAAGCACCTCCCGGCACGACATGAATAGACGAATTGCTCACAGAACATCCATGGGAGTAAATCTGACGCGCGATACCGTTTCGTATTTCCTTGGCGCCTTTTGACCGTCAGAAGGCAATTCCAAGTTATAACGACGAATTTTCCTCTTCGTATTATTCAAATGCTTTATAATTCCCATGGGCAAATCGCATATTTCGCCATGAGTTAGCTTAATGATCTGAATAGGCTCTCCGGGATATTTCCTGTAGGAAAAATCCAGCCATCCACCCTGAGCATCGAGGAATTCAAACATGCCCTTGCGCTCCTTGTCATCTTCCTTACGCATCTTTTTAATCAATTCTTCCCTTTCAGCATGGGGCATCGTATTCTTCTGCTTCTTATTTATTTCTCTAATTTCCATAAATATAAAATCCTTTATTTAATTAAAGGAGGAGGAATAATCCCCCTCCCCTTGTGACTATGCGTTAGTGATTCCATTGAAGAAATCTGCTTTAAATGCAAAAACTTGCATGTTAGCACTTGCCACACCTACAGCTGACAAACCTATGTTCATGATGTATTGCGACCTATTGTCGAATGCATCTGCTAAGTTTGTTCCTGGAGGCGATGCAGGAATTGTTGCACTACCGTTAAGTGGTATAACTCCTGAACCAGCAGGTACACACACGGCGGGAGATGCTCCCCCTGCAAAAGCAGCCGATGTTGGATACTGGAATGCAGTAAATCCTGTTGTGTTTACATCTATGGTAATAGAAGAAACAGTTGCAGAATTCGTTACACTCAAGACACGGGCTGCACCAGCAGGATTACTTGCAAATGGTCCACTGCCGGAATGACCTGTTAAATTGCTTAACTGAGTCATGCCATAAGGCGTTGGAATTTGGAAATCTACAAGTTGCCCTGGTGAATATGGGTTCTGTCTGAAGAAGTACACAACTGCCTGTGTTGCTTGTGTTATGTAAGCAACGGGCAATGTGTTAGGCAGGAATTGTCCTGGATATACCTTTTGATAGTATCCAGTGGTTCCATTGGCTACAACGAGACCTGCACTTGCTGCCGATGCAGCATACCCTAGGGTAATGCTTACTCCCGCTGATACAGCAGTAACCTGATAAAGGTTAGGACCGCTGATTGTTTGTGCTCCTGTCACGTTAATAAGACGGACATAGTCGCCAACGTTAATTCCTGTTGTTGTGCCTGTTGACACAACAAAAGTCGTTCCATTAACTGCTGTAATCGCAACTTTAGAAAAAGTTGGAGGACTAGTTTGATTAATGAATGTAAAGCCACCCGATGTGCCTTGAGAGGCATACGTGGTAACGCCTGTAGTTGTTGAACTTGGTTGCCCCAGAGCTAAATATGAGCCGGCTGCCATGGAACTAAACCATTCGGAATAGATCGGATTAGCAGCTGTACTCTGTGCGCCCCAGTTCGTAGTATCCTTGACAAAGACCCAATCAGGCATATCTGTCATAGGAATGTTTTGAGCAACAACTGTTGCTGGGTTGGTATATGTCCAAGCCCCAATGAATGAATATGGTAACATGGTTCCTCCTATATACCTGTTGATCTTAAGTTTTGAATCCAAAGATCATTCGTGATGCACTGTCCTTGGTAGAACGAGCATCCAGCAGTGTGCCGAAGCATGCAAGGGTCGTTATTATCTAACTCTATTACTTTCAACGACTTACGTCGTTTACAGACCATATTATATATGGCGGGGAAACCTCTTCGGATCTCCCTCTCTATGTTTCCATAGAGTCTAGACTTTCGCATCTCCTTCTGGAGTCTTCTCGTTAAGTCGTTCAGCGTGATTGATCCTATGTTCGAAACCATGACATTTCGTACATAGCCATATAACATCGATAGGTTTTGAATAATCGGGGTGATGACCTTGCGGTTTACATTTTTTGCCGCATTTTGAACAAGAATCAGGTCGAACCAAATGACCATATTCAATGGCCAATTCCACATATAAATGTGCCCGCTTTTTGTGTGGGTATTTATATTTGTATTTTTTAACTGGTTCATTTTCCTTCCTCTTTCGATATGCTATCGAACTAGCCTTTTGGGGCTCAGGATTCTCGGCGTATCTTTTTCTTCTATATTCCGCTACGTGATCCTTGTTTTTTTCATACCAACGATCATGTTTAGAGGTCATTTTTTCAGTGTTAGTCTGTTCGTATTTCTTATCCTTAATACGTTTACAAACTTTACACTGCTCTCTCTTTCCCCATTTTCCTTTTTTGTAGTTTCCAAACTCTGCAAAAGGTTTTTCTATGTTACATGCGGTACATATTCTACTGGTTATCATATACAAGCTCCTTATAAAGCTAGTTTATTATAACCTGGTGATAAATATATTACCAACCAATCTTCGCCCTTGTTGTCCGTCCGTTTAAGCGGCGAGGAGTTCCAAGTCAATTAGAGAAGATTTAACCTGGGCATAATCTTCTAACCCAGGAGGCAGATAGATAAAGCGAGCTTTACCACCTGCTTGCCAAACGACTTTGTAAGCCTCTTTAGCTGCTACGAAACAGTTAGCAATGTCATTACCAAGCAAAGATGCATTGGCACTGACAGAACCTTGCTCAGAAGCAAAGAAGCGCACGTTGTTAGCTCCTCCTATCTCTGTACTTAAAGTTTGAGAGATGTTAGGATATTGGAACTTCTTGATGAAACCAGTCATGTTATACAAAACAGGGATCATGCGAGTCGTTAACATGCAACCGTATGCATCGCCGATTGGTGATGTTCCAAAGCGTAATTCCGCTTCTACAATATTTGTTATATACTCGCCGCTATTGTTTTGGAGAACGGTAAAGACATCATCCACGTCTGCGATTGTCATCTCAGTTGGAATATCTCCGTTAGTTCCGCCAACACAGTTGATAATACTTGCAGAGCTTTCCAAGTTATCTCTCTGGAGGGCGTCCTGAGTTTCACGAAGACTTTGTCCTAATCTAGCCGCAGCAGAGTTAAGCACAGGGTCTTCATTCGTGATTGTAACTTGGCGAGTAAGCACGATGTACGTGGCATATACTCTAACGCGGCAATCGACATCAACGCGATTAAGCTGTTGTGGTGGTGGGTTATTTTGTCCATCATCGAGAGGCACTTCAAACAGATCTAATCTGTCGTAACGTGACTGACGATCAATGAAACCTTGATTGTCTGGCAACTCAACAGGGGTAGCAAACAACTGGTGAATCAAGTTGTGCTCTGGAGTTGACAGCAATTTTGCGTTATACCGCTGTTGTATTTGCGGTGGTAACGATGCAATTGATACTGTCATATTTGTTATTCCCTTGACCTATTAGGTCATTTCGGGAACCGAAGAGGCATAGGCTGCATAGCCGTGCATTTCACGGTATAAGTCCTTCTTCATAGCATCCGTGAGCTTGAAAGCTTGAGCAATAGGCCTCTTATCGTAAGCCATGGGGGACGTTACCGCCTTCTCTGACTTCTCGATAGCCTTATCTATTTCCTTCTCTCTCCTACTCTCTTTCGCTACTTTAGCAAGACCCATGGCCTTGATATACTTATAGCTTTGCATTCCGATCTTATATGGATCTTTTAGGTCCGCAATCGTCGCTGCCAACTCTGGTTCCTTTTCTTCCAAGGTTGATAAAGTTTCAGGAGTGACGACCTCGGAGAAATCCGAATATTGACGATTCAAGCGATCCATGAATTGATTATCTTGCTCTTTCTTGATAGCCTTTTGAACTTCTTGACGAACAAAATCTTCAGCGTTTTTGAGAACCTTCTGAGTATTCTTTTCGGTTAGCTTTTTCACCTTACCTAAAGGAATGAATTCCTCGTCGCTGATTTTATCAAACTCATCTACCTCTTGTTGACGTACAGGTTGCGCATTAGCAAGCTGAGCTTGCATAATCTGCATCTGCGTGTCTCGCAATTGTTTCAGCTCTCTTTCGAGTTCGGCATTCTTAAGACGCATCGCCTTCAAGTGCTGGTTCGTTACCGGCTCTTGAGTTTGCTGTGTCTCTTTTATTTCATTGACTTGTACTTCTTCCTGAGGTGCTACCTCTTTAACTACTTCGCTGTTTTGGTTTTCAATTTCAGTCATGAATTTCCTTTCTGTTCAGTGGTCGGCTATTCCCACAAAATACGCCATGACGGTAGGCTACACCACTTTTTTTACGCCTTACGTTGACTTTGTATGATAAAAATCATATAAGTCTAATAAAAAGTGAGCACTTGTGATTTGTGATAATTGCAAAAATGAACGGTTAATTACTGATTTTATAAATAATCAGAAATTTTGTTACCAGTGCACATATCGGATAAAGCTTGAAAAAATTAAGAAAAAGCAACCACCTAAAGTCCTTTTCTGTCGCGTTTGCAAAGAGGAAATAATCAATAACAATAGTTCAAAAACTAAGCACCGATCTGTCTTTTGTTCAGAGGCATGCGCAGATATAGGGCATAGGGAAAGTCGTAGAAGCTATTGGACGAGGCACGTTGGCTATGGAAGAGGGCAAAAACTTTTTACATCGGGAGATAATCATGGATAAGGAATATAAATCACACTTTGATCCTACAAGGAATACTGTAGGTTCTATTTATCGAGATGCACAGATAAACGGAGAAAAGGGCGTCATAATTGGCGATGTTAATCACGAAATAAAAAAAGATCTAGTAAAAGATATTAACGAAGCTATTGAACTTGGTAGTAAAAGTGATGAATTTAGTAATAAACCCTTCTATGTTGCTATATATGAAAAGTACGATCTAATGCTAAAATGCGGCCTTGTTCGCATTCGTAAAATCACGAAGTATAGACCCTATCCCGAGCAGGATAGCATGGTTTTTCACGTCTATCCCGGCGGTTCAATCTTCTTCTGCTGGGAATTGCCTCATAGGACGCAAATGATGAACATTCTTATGAATCCTGATTTTTATGATGCTGAATATATCCAAATGCTAAGAGACTGGGAAAATATACGACTAGAAAACTTTGGTTTTAAAAAGGACGATGAGGGCTTTTGGGTAGAAAATGAATTATATCGCGGGGATAAAGTGCTAGCTTTGCCTTCCAGGGAGGAAAAGCCTAAGACGCTACTCGTCTAGCCAAGAACCCCAGCGTTTCAAATATACGCAAATTTCGTACATTTGATCTAATCCTAATTCCTCACACCATAAGGCATCTCTTATTATAGCCTCATGTTCGGCTCTACCCGAAACATTTATCCTCTTTACCGATAACTCGCTATCATCTTTATCTACAACATTTAAATGTGTATAATGTTCTTTGAAACGACATGGACAAGAAGGACTGCATGTTTGCGCGAGGATATATTTAGGGCTGCAATTATTACTTTCACCAGACACAAGAATAACCTTAGTAAAGCTACTGATTCCCAGGTTGTCATGGCCCAGTAGCCAAGCCAAAAATTATTGCTTAGGAGTATGCAAAGTAAGCGTCATTTTATCTTGACGCATACGCAAATGCTCCATGTCGCGGATAGTATGCTCAGGCTCACGACGTAGTTGCTCGGAATATTGCTCGTGCATGCTAATCGGGCCTTTCTGCACTTCTACCTTATAGGACTTATGCTCTGCTCTTTTAGCCATAATATGCCTATTAAGAATATCTGCCGTTGTACGCCTGCTTATTCACATCTTTGGCCATGCTGCTCTGCCTTTTATCCTGTCTTTCAATATATTCAGTCGTCTTGCTGAAACCACGCTCAGCAAAATCTTTCTCAGGCTTTTGGTAGCTCTCAACACGAGGACTCATGTCGCCTTGTGCATACCCTGCTTTTGACATTTTTTCTTTCATAATAATACCCCTTTTAATTCCTTCCTCTATAACTTTAATTTCATGCAACACTTGGATTATTTGCAACTGTTTCGTGTCTTTCTGGAACATTTGAAACGGTGCTCTTTTCCGGATTAGCCGCAGGGCTTAGAGCGTTCAAGATCTCCACCTGTTTCATTACATGATCTAAATCCATGCCTTGAAGTTCCTTAATTGCCTTAACAACGTTGAGAAGGCTATTAGTATCCTCTTGATGAGCACGACGTAACTTATCTTGAGCAACGGCGCTATCTGTTTGAATTTTAGCTACTCTCTCCTTAGCTAATCCCTCTTGGCTATGGGCGTAAGCAACTTTCGTCATGTTATCAACTTGCATTTGTTGCATTTGCAACTGCTCCATTTTTTGCTGCTGTTCCTGCATTGCTTTCTGCTTAGCCATGACTTTTTCAATAATGCGATCCTTATTTTGCAAGGTCATACATTCAAGAATCTCATCAGGAGGAATTAAATCAGGGTATAATTGCTGAGCATGAAGTATTTGCGCTAACTCTAATTGTTGCTGTGTTTCTGTAAGAGCTGCCTGAACTACCTTACAACCATATTTAAAGAAGATTTTACTATCAAATTCTGGCGTAGGATCTTCGCCTATGACCTGCTTAACTTTTCCATAGGTCCAATTCTTTTGAATATATTCTATCTCGATATCGCAGCATAGCCTTTGCGATTCATCGGCCTGATCAAAAAGACGTTGCAAATTTCTAGCTGTAGCTGCTTGCCTCATCATGGTAACAATGCCAGATCTATCGTCTATATCCATGCCCATGGCATTCGGATCAATGCCCGCAATACTGAAGAAGATGCCCTTGAGCATCTCTTCCATTTGAAGCATGACGGGCGAAGGAGGCACAATGGGCATGGGCTGTACATCATCCATTTGGAAATCGGGATCTATGGATAGCACACGGCCATGACCGGAATTTAGAGCATCTGAAGGCGTTACAAGGGCTCCTTTCTTTACCTTAAGTCCTTGCTGCTGAGCGTCGAGAATTTCAAGATTTGATACCTTAAGCCTATTGAGGAGGTACTGGCAATCACGTAGCATTGTCATGGGAGAATTAAACTTATACGCGTAATACGGCGTATCAGCGGTTAGGAAAGCTGTGAGCGGTACCACGGGGTAGCGATCCATGCCGTATGGGTTAGGTTCATCGACTATAACGCGATCATTGATTATGATACTTCTACGCACGGTCGGAACCTGCCTCTTAATCGTAGTCAATTGGCCCTTGAAGGCTACCATAATCTCTTTTAACTGCTCTTTCGTACCTTGAAACTCTTGGCATTCCTCTGTTTTTTTATCGACTAGGAAAGTAGCTTCACGGTTAGTTTGATACCAGTATTCATCAAAGGCTATCAAGTTTGGAAATTGAATTTGATAAACTTCAGGCATATAATAAAATTTATCATCTCGATACGTACCTTTAGGCAGGGAAAGAATTTGATCAGCAAACTGCGGGTATATGATAGCTGCTTCCTGAGTATCAAAGAAGGTTCTTACCCACCAAAAGCGAGCATCACTCATGTCACTACGCCTGTAGTAGGGATCAAAGAGCGCCGCCTTCATATCTATGTATCGCCAGCGGGGGTCGGGGCTTATGGGATCTTTCGTGCTATCTCCGTACATGTACATGAAGCCTAGGCCCTGAATAACGGCCCCTTGCTGGAAGGCATCGCTAAAGGTAGTATGAAAGCCTTCCTTATGATTATGATAAAGGCATTTCGTCAACTGATCTGCCGTCTTTTGCATCCCGTTACGCACAGGAATAACGGCACCACTCTTTCTTGTTTGCCTTTGATGACCACTAATAGCCTCGCTAATAGGGTTCATGATATTGAAATTCCATATCTTCCTGCGATATGTAGCAACACCTGGGAAGATAAGCCCCCAAACTTCCTGATCATTCATGGTAAAACGCTGATTTAAATCAGCTTGATACCATTGCGTTTGTAATATGTTAATGCTATCAGAATAGTTCTTCTCCATGCTCTGGCGTAAAGATATGTTTAATGAATCTTCTGGCCAAAAAATCGGTGAATTATTTCTCAATTTTCAATCTCCTCTCTTATTTCTTGGACAGAAAAACAAAATATATTATCATAAAGATATGAGTACCATGACATATAAAGACGTTGCCAAATTTTGGATGAAAGTAAAAATTTGCGATCAAACCAAAGATCAGAGATATAAAATGAAGTACATTGGACCTTGTTGGATTTGGCAAGGTTCTTTTTTTCAAAGTGGATATGGCCGTTTTTCAATACATCAAACTCTTTATCGCTCTCATCGAATAGCTTACGAAATTGCTTTTGGTGAAATTCCAAAAGATAGAATTGTCTGTCATAAGTGCGATAACCCATCCTGTGTGAATCCTCAGCATTTATTTTTAGGAACACCCAAGGAAAACACTCAAGACATGATTTTAAAGGGGAGGCTAAACCGTTGTAGAGGATCTGAAAAAGGAATTTCGTACCGCCAAGAAACTGGCAAATGGAGAGCAAGATATATGAAAAATTACAAAAATATTCTTGTAGGAGAATTTGAAAGTAAAGAAGAAGCTTTACAAGCGTTGAAAAAATCACGTATCTCACCATAGCTATTTATATTCATTATGGTGTAAGATAAAAATTATTATAAGCAAGGAACTATTATGGACGAACCGTCTCTATCGCAAGATGATATTTTAGACGTTGCAGAATTAACAGATAAATTAGAAGAATTTATATATGATACTCTTGAGCAACATGACGGTAGGATAGCTATGAGCGCTCTTATGAGCGCTAGTGTAAATTGCATGCTTACTCAATGTAATGATTTAGAGCAAGTCATGTATTATAGACATTTGTTTATATTCGTTTTAGATAATTCAATACGAAATATCAAGATCAGTGGCCCTGATACATCTACTTAGGCTTTGACTTTCTTTCTTCAAAAGCTGCCCTAGCTAAAGATACACAGCCCTTGAATTCATTTATCATAGCGTTTAGCTTATCGACATTCTTTAAACATTCGTCAACCTTGTCTATGGATTCTTCTAAACGCCTATGAAGTTCATCTTGTTCTTTATGTATTAAATCATTATCCAACTGTAAATTTTTAAGTCTATTTGCACATGTTGTCATCCAAGAATGAATACTTTGAACTGATGATTTAATATCTTTTATGTCATTCCAAAACATGATTACTTTCATGTTTTATAAGAATGGTTTGCTCGAGGTAATTATCAATACCCTTGAAAATTGAATCCACGTGCTCCTTATGCCCTGCTTTATAGTGAACGTAGGCTATCACAAAGGCATTGATCAAAACGTCATTGATATTATCGATAGGACGTGCGAGGGCCATTTTATGTACTAGAGAAAAGTTACCTTCATAGGCGCTTTCCCACATGATTTTATCAATATCAATCTCGCTGATATCGATATCGCCTTCATCGGCATATGAGTAGCCAGAGAAAAATAGCGAAAAGAGGGCTAATAAAAAAAATAATTTAGACTTCATTGTTTATTCCTTGTGTTTCTGTTCCTGTTGACCATATGTTTAGCACTGCTTCGAAAATCTTAGCTGCTGCTTCTTCATCTTCACACTCTATATACTGAGCCTTTGCGTAAATTTCGAAAGTAACGCGTTTACCTTCGAATGATATTAACGTAACGTGGTCGAGATTGATAGCGATAGGGGTCGCGCCATTGAAGCGGATAATATCTCTTTTGCCTCTTACATTCTTCTTTGCCTCTGAATGCTTCTTGATACTTGTTTGGCAACCAGTAACACCGTCTATGCACTTTTCATAATCAGCAACGATAATTTCCTCTATTCCTTCTTCGCTCATAATAGCAGCTCCTTAAATTTGTTATCGTATCTTACTTTTAATCCCTTTTTTTTGTCAAAAATATTCATTTCGTTTTTGCTTATATATCTTTTGAATAAACCCTATTGACCTATATTTGAGTTTGCTTTATTCTATCACCATGACAGAAGGAAAGAAATTAACAAAATTATCCTTAACACTACAAGAACGTAGAGAAATTGAAAGATTGCTAAAAGAAGGCCTATCTATATCGCGAACAGCAAGGACTATAAATCGTTCATCAAGTGGAGTTTCGGCCGAAGTATTAATAAATGGCGGTAGAAAACTATATAATGCTGAGAAAGCTCAAAAAAATCATATTCATAGGATATCAGTACCCCGTGGAAAAAACCAATGGAAAGCAATTGGAGCTGATCAAAAAAAAGAAATAATACAACTTTTGGACATGGGTAATAGCATTAAACAAATTAACCTTAAGACCAAAATCCCATGCAGTATGATTCTTCTTATTAAACACGAACAAAGGAATAATATGGAAGATGCACAAAGTTTTGAAGATAGAATAGGAGCCCTAGAGGCTCAAATGGAAATATTAATTGAACAATTAAGGAAAAGATGACAAAAATTTACGTTACAAAAGATTACAGTATGTTTAAAAAACATGAAAACAATAGGGCCATAGACCGAATGAATTTGAAAAGGATTATCTTCTCAATCCAATCTCAAAATCTTTTACAGTTTAGACCTATGGTAGTTGATAACCAAATGCGCGTTATTGACGGTCAACACCGCCTTGAAGCTGCGAAGTCTTTAGACGTTGAAATCTATTATCAAATTACTGATCAAGGAAATTCAGAGGAAATCATTCTTTTGAATGCTAACCAAAAAAACTGGAATGTCGATGATTATGTTAATTACCATTGTGCTCATGGAAATGAAAATTATTTAAAATTGAAAAAATTTGCTACGGAAAGAAATATGACGATATATGAATCGTTAAAATTTTTAACTGGAAGGGACTTTAAATCACAGCAAAAGGTAAAATCAGGGCAATATATTTTTCCTGATGAAGAAAGAATTGCTGCTTTAGATGAAAAGTTGAAAAAATTAAATGAAATTATTGACTTACTTAAAAGATATATAATTTCTAATAGAAATATAATGAAGTCAAACAATTTAAAACATGCACTGATGATGATATTTAATAATCCCAACTTGGATTATAATATCTTTATTGAAAAGCTAACTTACAAAGCAGAATCATTAAGAGTGTGTACTAACTCTGGTGCCTATTACGCTCTCTTTAGGGATATATACAATTGGAGAAATAGCAATCCGATAGAGTAGGATTTACAGCTTTTTAAATAAACTAGGCATGGGATATGCCAGTAGATTGGGATCAAAGCCTTGGAGCACTTCTGGTACATGCCTAGTTTCGTAAGGTTTATCACTATGCATGACTTTCCCATCTACTATTGGATCCTGAGAATCTAGATCATAGCGAAGAACCCATCGGGAAACCATCTCACCTTCAGGTGTAATCCCGTAGGTTAGGTAACAATCACCCCAAAGATTTAGCTTTTCTTGTATATCACGTGGAATTGTTGAAAAGTCATAATAGTAAGCATCTACCATGCAATATCTATCAATCTTCTCATGATTTAAAAGAGCTGCTATTCTATCAGCGAAAGCATCATCTAATTGATTTATTTCATCAAAATCAAGATACATATTATCTTTAATTCGCTCTATTCTTTCACTTTGATCCATAGCCTATTTGCACTTCTCTTTAGGGATTGGTTTGATCTCTATATCAATCCCCTGCCCTTTCTTAAGCACAGTTTCAGTAAGACCTTCCATTTCATTAGAGGAAGCATTTTTCTGAAACATGGTGCAGCCTAGTATACATAAAGTGCAAAGACCTAATACTATAAACAATACTTTAGTCATACAACTCTCCTTAACATGATTTTCATCTGTTATTCTACATATTGATTCGGGTCGATTACTGTTCCATCTTCAAAGTAATACAACCCATCACTTTTTATCTCTGCTCTCATTCCAAAAAAATCATTTTTTTTTGAATCTATAAGTTTTACATATAACTTCTTACCCGATGTATGTACTATCAAAGGAAAATCATCCATTTTTATTTCTATATAAATTTCTGTTTCAGTTTGCTCGACTATTTTCATCTTTACTCAATAATTTTATTATAACATTCATCATCTCTTCTTGTCTCTTCAGAGAATTCATTATATTTGTCATATGCTTGTCAACACCTCTAATAGTATCAAAGATATTGTTGCCGTTTTCATCCCATTCAAACAAGTCGGATAAATGTCTAATCCTCTCTGCGAGGCTAACCAGTTGATCTTGTGGTTTTGTCATTTATTCTACTCCTTCCGTTAACCATCGAAATCTATCAGGATTTATTTTTTTTAATAATGAGGTACCCCTTCTAGAAAAATACTGGCAATCTTTAGAGCAATAAGAACTTCTTTTCATTTTGCTAACGCTTTTTTCGTATTTCTTTCCACAATAACCACAAACACCTTCAACTTGATTCTTTTTATTGACAGGCTGAATAATATTCTTGCATCGCCTAGAACAGAAAGCAAGCGAGCTTTTTTGTTGAGTCTTATATCTTAAAAACTCTTTATTACAGGCTAAACATATGTATTTTTCTTTAGGCATTGTTTAATTTCCGTCGGTGGTTTTGGTACATAAGCCCAATAAGTCCAATTTATTTTTCCAATTGGTTTCACCTCTCCTGCAATTTGTATTAAAAAAGGCGAAGATTCAGATCCCCTTATGTAAAGTGAATTTCCATCTGCTATAAAGTGAACCTTGTTTAAATCTGGTTTTTGATCTTCAAATTTAATCCAATGAAATTCCTTAGCTTCCATAATATCTATTTACTGCCTTTATATCATCATCGACGGTACCACTGTCCTTCCTTTCCAGCCCCTTTAAACCTACTGCAAGGTACCGAAAGGCATCGGCTGCGTGGCTGTGCTCATCATGTAGCGGTGTATTCTTATAACACCCGAGCCTCTCATCCCAAAGTTTTTTATAGCTTTCCAAGTGTTGGAATCCTTTGGCTGTTTTGCTTTCATCGAAGAGACATCTACCCAAGATACTCCGCACTGTTTGTATACCTTCAAGCTTATCACATTCCTTAATGTCCAAAACAATGAACTTACCATCAAGTAACGGCGTGACATAGTCGAGATATTGCGTCTTTGACCCAAGATCCCTCTTCCGCGCGTCATGAGGAAAAATATGTCTACCAAAACGATATTTCTGTCTGTTAAGCCAATCACAGTAATGAGCTGCTCCTTCATCCCAATTTTCATAGTAGTTTATGATAGAAACTTGTCCTCCACGATTGACTTGAAAAACCCAAATGGACGTAAAATCATCCAAGCCAAGATCCCAAGCGGTATGAACAGGTAACGAATCATCGTAAGGAACGCGAGTAAAACCACCATTAGCGCGAAGCTTAGCAAGCTGTAAACCATAATAAAGCCCTTCATTAGCACTTTCAAATGCCTCCTTTGGCGTAGAGGGATATTCCTGCTTCATAGCATCTCCCAGCATACGCTGCTTCATTTCATACCATCTCCTCTGTTCTTCGTCAATCTTTCTTTGCCTCTCTAATTCAATCCTATCTAAATATTCATTCGTCTCTTTGCTCACGGTAATTTCTCTTGATACTGCTCTGTAGGAGGGCTCTTCGAACCAAGGGAAGAAGAAAAATCTTTGCTGCATTGGGGACAAGAGCCGTCCAGACAGGGATAGGGCTTCGGATTCCTTACAGAAGTCATAGAAGTATCCTTCTCTTCCTTCGGCTGTGGATTCAATCGCGATGAGCTGATCTGTTGATACGGTATTAAGACTACCTGTAACGATCTCCTTAGCAATATCTGGAGATTTAGAGCAGATCTTACCGTATTCGGATATAAGCAATCGTTGGTATGTTCCAGAGCGAAAGCCTGTAGAGACCCGATAAGAGCTTCCGTTTTCGAAAGCCAATTCTCCAGCTCTATCGTTTGTCGCGCTGTTAAATGTTCTAGTCCATGAGGGCATTCTGTCATAAGCGTATTTTACCTTTTGTTTAAAAATTTGCTCAGCATCTTCCTTTCTATGTGCTATTATACCAGCATGAGTATTGCTGTGCCAAAAGCAATCGTCAAGGAAATTGATAGAAAAGTAAGTTGTAACGCCTAATTGCCGGGCTTTAAGGACTAACATTTGATACCACTCCTTGTGGTATAATTCCTTCTGTGCCCAATTAAGATTGAATAAGATCTCTTCTCCCGACTTGTTGGTAATGTAATAGAGATGAGTTAGACGCCAAAGCTTATCGTTTAACTGCTCTTGAGTGGGGATATATTCATTCACGTTTACTTATGAAAGTGACGGAGCGTTTCGGCCAAGACGGCTCTCTTCTTAGTTGTCGGGTTCTTACTATGCTCGGCTTTCTTTAGCTTTGAAGCGGGAATCTTTTCGCCCTCTTTAACATGAAGTGCTTTTCTTAATGACCCTTTATGTTCGGGGTTAATTGCTCCTTGAATCCATTTATCTTTTGCCACTTTACCCTCTTAGTAGTATAATCATGAAATATACATGTTTGACTTGCTAACGATATATATAATTTTTCCTGTCTTAATCATCAATGTTATTTTCATTGCAATCATAACATTGATACAGATAACTAAATAAACTATTTACTGCTCTATTTTCCACTGCCTCTATCCGATTTATCACCGCTTAATACTCCACACCCTTTTTGACATATTCGTCTTATGCTCTTATCCCATAATTGCGTTTCAATACGTACAGATTTTACAGAGTTACATTTTTCACAATCGAAAAGAGAGTTTTTTTTATCATCAACTACTCTTTCCATCCATTATCCTTAGGACAATCGTTATATCCCGAATCATTAGCCGTAGTCTCATTCTTTGAATCATTGCTGCTATCAGATGAAGTGTTCTTCTCTCCCGAGTTATTGTTATCACCATTGATAACATTAATCTCGACATCTATCATGATACGACCTCCTGCATGCACGGAAGTTCCTACCAAACATAATAACGCTACGCAATATTTCATATATCGATTCATATACCCTTCTCCAAAATGTATTTCTTAATCTCCGGTACAGATGCTGTACCTTTGCTCTTGATAGTCACTCTTATATCTACACGTGTTTTAAAGATAAAAAGCAAAGTCAAAATTGTCAACCAGCTAAATATCACAACGTATTTTGTGCTTAAATTTTTCATTCAATTGTTCATCCTGTTGTTCGATTGCCACGTCTACAATATTATCAATAGAAAGATCTTCGCCTTCTTTGAGGAAAAAGGTTACAATCTTTCCATTTATTCTCATAACAACTATAGTTGTGTATTTCATGCTTATCGTTATACCATCATCCACAATAACCCGCATGTGATCATGATAAGATAAGTTAGGATTAAGATTAAGATTAATCTCTCTATTTTCATTGGGAATCATTATTGAATCATTCGCTTGTTTCTCATGACTTCTTCTAAGACTTTGATTTTTTCTTCTTCAATGGCTCTGGCTTCGCTTTTAAGAGCGGAAGCTTTCCTATGTTCATCTGCGTCTTTGTCTTTATCTTCTTGCTCTGTAAGCTCTGGATCATATATTCTCAGGTATCTGTGTGCTATTGATTGATGTATCGTTCCGTCTATCCATTTCTCTGCTAAATGCACCTGAGCAGCCTCGTAATAAGGTCGGAATTCCTCCGTATCAAGCATACGTTTCCATTGCTTGCGTATGAAAAAATGCTTCTTAGCATACCATTCACACCAACGGCAACGTAATTCTCCCTCTTTCTTGGTAGAGGCCCATGACAAAAGATCTTCACCTAGCTTTATCAATTCTTTCGTCTCAGGCACTGAAGTTCTTGGCCTTCCAGCAACCATTAATCAACCTCTAAGTGTATCTTTATCTGAACTGATTCAGGTTCACCCTTAAAATTCTTTTTAGCTTCCTCAATGCATTTTCTTACTATATGATCTTCTTTCGAAACAAGATAAGTTACATACAAGAGGAATTTCTGTCTATAAGTTCGTTCGCTATCTTTCAATATGACTGTAAGTTCATTCATAAGCACAAGCTATTTAATACTAAAGAATTTAGTCAACAGGGAAAAGAGATAAAAGATTATTTTATTTCTTTTTCTCTTGTAGAAAATAGTCGATCATGTTACATTTAGAGCATTAAAACGCACTGATATATCAAAGAGTGCACTAAATAAAGGAACATACAAATGGACGAGGTAACTACATCCGATCTGGCGGATTTTGGCTTTTTTGAGCGAGCTGCTTTAATAACACTTTTACAAGCATGGTTTAACCAAGGATTGCCTTTTGGCTTTCAAGATAAAGGAGTAGTTCCGATGTTGAATAAAAATAGTGATCATGTATTCCTAACAAATTCAGATTACCAAACAGCTATGATGAATGGCGATAAATTAGAATTGTGGCACGATTGTTCTTACTGCGGTAATGAAGGCTTCGAGGAAGATTGTCAATTAAACGATGAAGGGTGTAATATTTGTAACCCAAAAGAGGAAGAAGGAGAAAAAAGATTTTATATTGAATGTATAAACGAATATGGATACTGGGAACCAGGTTTTGGCGATGTAGAAGGATTTGAAACAATGGAAGAGGCTAACGAAGCAGCCTTCTCTATGCAAACATACTTTGCCTCTACTGGCGAATGGAATGACGATACAGATCAATACAGAGTAGTTGAAAGATAAAAGGAGCGTAAAATGTCACAGGTTAAAGAAAAATCAGAATATTTCCAACAAAAATTAAGAGAATATATTTATTATAAGGCAAAAAAAGAAAGAATAGATATGTACAAATTCTGCAATTGGGATTTAATCGACTGGTGCGCAGAAGACGAAGTTTGGATTGATAACCGCATTATGCAACTGTGCGAAGAAAATAATATAATTCCTTGGTAAAATAATCACGTAACTTTCGCCAAAATACTCGACTCATCGATTACGATAAACTTCTCATTATCGTAGTCGATCTCCGCCCCGAAGTGCTTATCCAAAAAGATCACGTTACCGGGAGTAACTTTCGTAACTTCATCGCCTATCGCAATTACTTTAAACTGCGTATACTTTTGCGTATTTACAATTAACGTTCCGTGTTTAATTTCCACAGGTTTAATAATAATTCTTTTGCCTACAGGTGTTAACATAATTTGAAACTCCTTGCTTTTTTTTAGACTTTCCATTATCTTAAAATTTTACACAAGGTGAAAGAATTAGTATGTAATTTCAATCCTGATTCCGTAAGCTTTACTCTTCTCTTGCCCACAGGCGATAGATATTCTCTTATCGCTATCGGCTTGCCCTGCCCTAAAATTTCCCGTAATTATCGCACAGATGGTATCAACAATATATTTGAAACTCATAGGCAAATTATCAAAAGCATCGAGCTCATCGGGAGCAAATCGAGTAAGCATGATCTTGCACGGCAGGGTAATGCGCCCCCGATGCGGGCTCAGGGCGAGCGATACCACTCTCTGCTGCTCCTTGTGCCGAGCATACTTCACCCGCCACGGCTCAAAACAATTTGCCTCACTGCGAGTTTGTATCGGCAACTCTAAAAGTACCTTTCCCTCACAAATCTCAAATTTTGGGCTTATTTTGACCGCTATTCGCTTCTTTTTCTTAAGCGCTACCCTTACCTTACTCGCCCCCCGATAGTTGATTTTTGACCCCTTTCTGATTGAATTTGGGCTATTTGTATAACTCGATAACGATTCAAAACGGCAACCCGTCATTATCGCTTTTTTCCGGCGCAACCCTACCCCCCTGCTGTGGCTTTTCCCAAGATCGGGCCTCGAGGAAGGCGATGATATCCTCCCGGAGGAAATTACTATCCGCCTTCCATGCTTTCAAATATTTCTTTTCACCATCCTTCGTGACACCTGCAGAAACTTCATCCCAAAAGCGCGCTCCATTCTGCATCGCCTTCCTCACGTACGTCACTCGATACTTTCCCTCTATGCACAGTGTAGCACTTTCGCAAATAAATTTATCCTCCGGGTAGCTCTCATGACTAACAAAATCAAATCCGCTCATAGACAATCTCCTCTTGTTTTCTTTTTTGTTTTTACTTCATATCCCTGCAATTATCAAACTATTTTTTTCCTCATGCTCTTCATCGAGATAAAATTTTCGCATACAAGTTGCATTTCCCCATCGGCCAGAGAGACGAAAAAAGTTTCCTGATACGCACTTTCATGCTCGAAGAGCACACCTCGCTGATCTTTCGTTTTTTCATGGTACAAAGAACATCTCCAACCTCGGCCGCTCTTGTATTCGCAAAACTCCTCGCATAACTTTTCCGCATATGAAAAATTTTCTTTGCCTTTCGCACTCTTCTTGCTTTTCGTTTCCCACGTGGAAAGAGCATGAGGCCAATCTTTGATCGCATATTTGCGCTTTGGGCTAGCGAGTATTTCCGCTATCGCTTGCTTAACGCTCTCCAAGTTCCCCTTGATTTTCAAACACAAGTCTAAGTCGCCCTTCGTCATGAAAACGCCTTGGCCAACCTCTTCCTTTTCGCGAGAAAAAGAAAAGTCATCCGTCATCTGCCCGTCATCCCGATCCGCCAAAGTCCGGTCAAAAGAAGGGGTAGAGGGATGATTCTTTCTTATCTTTCTTATCTTTCTTAGTTTGTCGTTGGTCGGTCGTTGGTCGGTCGTTGGGCAGTCGTTATTTCGGTCGTTACCATCATTTGAATTTATATCCCAAACCGTTGAAGATAAGAGCTTTACTTTAGTTGAAACGGTCGTTATTCCGGTCGTTGAATTTTTGCGAGTACGGCAAGTTTCGATGATTTTGAGGTGTTGGCGCTTTACCAAAATTGCTTTTGCGGTGCGGTAATTTTGTTCACTCATATCATAGTTTTTAAAACCGCCAATATAGCATTCACCAATATGTAAACCATCGGGATCACCTTCATATCGGCGGGCGGATTCTGCAATAATAGTGAGTAAGCGGAAGGCGTGGCCTCTATTTTTTAGTAGCCACATAGCTTCTTCTGAGGGAATGAATTTTATAAATCTTTCTTTTGTCATAAATCCTCCATAAAAGGCTTGCACAAATCTTCATGGAGTGTTATGATAAAGGCGTAGTTACAATCTTTATAAGTCTTACTCCATAAGACAGACAGCCTTATACCCCGTTTAGTACACGGGGTATTTTCATTTAAAAAGCTACCACAAGTGGTAAATCTAGAGCAATAAAGTTTTATATTACTCATTTACCTGTGGACCCGAAACGGTGATATCAAATTTATCATCCCCTTCACAGTAGTGAAGAAGATTCAGAAACGCCAAAGGGGCAAGTAAATTCCTAAATATTGTTTGCGATATAAGATAGTCCTTTCGGATATCTTTTTTCCTAATAATAACATGTAAACGTCTATCTGCCTTTTCCCATATTTTTGTATAAAGGAAAGCCGATCTAGGGCAAGTTTTTAAAACTCGTATAAAAGATTTTATAGGGGGAAATTCGCTGTAATCGTCCATAGTCCTCAACAATTAAATTTTTCTTTTTTTTTCTTGTTTAATTTATCGAGGAAACAGTACTATCTTTTGCGAAAATATCTTACCTTCCTCGATGAACACGCATGGTTGGTTGATGTTTTTGATGATATCACGTTCCATGGTGCAGCTAATTGGCGTTAGCTGCATCACTTTCATAATATTTTTCAAAAATTATTTGCAACTTCTTTCGTTATCCATTAATGTCAAGATATGAAGAAAGGAAAATATTTTTTACCTATAGAGGTATATGTATGAAACATGTCTTAAAAGAAATTTGGGCAGGCGTAAAGTCTTATCCAGAATTTTACTACTTATGCATTTCTTTACTCGCTGCCTTATTGATTACCTTATTTTTTTGCCGACTCTCATCTATCCAATCATAGACTGTGATCGCGCCTTTGGTATAAATTTCAATAGCATAAGCTACTCGCAGGCTAGGCATTTGCCCTTTCCTGATTATCTCATGAAGGGTAGACGCATTGATTCCAAGTTTTTCCGCTACACTTTTCTGTTTTTTATCATTATCCTTTATCCATGTGGCAAATTTGTTCATAGTAGCCTTTTTTTTATATTTTTTTTCTTGCGAGAAATTCAGAATTTCCGATATAGTTGCGAGTATATTACTTAATGGTATAAAAAACAACCATGAAATAAGGAGATCATATGAATGTGAATATCATCGAGGAAGCTATCGCCAATATAGCTTCCACATCTAAAGCAATAGAAAAATGCTGTAACGATCCTAACACCCGTTTCAGCCCCTATGCCGTCGGCTTGCTGGAAAGCATGTCATGGGAATTGCATAGACAGGCAGAAGAGCTGAGAGAGATCAACTATCTTTATATCTCATAGCCATGAGCGCCGCCTATTGGTCGCAATGGACATATGAAGAAATTATGTCCATGCACGGTGTAGAGATAGATAGCTATCATTATGACGATCATAATGATAGCCACGATGCCTATCATTATGACGATCATGCTGATGATAGGGAAGTAGAGGAATGATAACGCCAAAAAATAATCATCAAAAACATAAGGAGGTCATGATATATGGCACACTCAGAAGTAATAAACGAATTAGCAGCAGCCTTATCTAAGGCGCAAGGAGAAATGCAGGCAGCTATTAAGGATAAGATTAATCCCTTTTTCAAAAGCTCCTACGCCGATCTAGGCAGCGTATGGGACGCAGCTAGACCCGTATTAAGCAAATACGGTCTCTGCGTCATGCAAACGACAGAAATGAGCCCCGATGGTAGTAAAATCGTCATGGTAACAACATTAGCGCATACATCAGGCCAGTGGATGAAGTCCTTTCTTCCATTGAATCCCTCAAAGAATGATAGCCAAGGTATAGGCGCAGCTCTTACCTACCTAAGAAGATATTCCCTATCCGCCATTGTCGGTGTTGTATGCGATGATGATGATGACGGTGAAACGGCCGTTGGTCGTGGTAAAAACCATGAGACTAAGCAGCAGGGAGCAAATCAATCAGGAGAGAAGGAAAAGATAGGGCAACAAGAAATTATACCCTTGACAACTCTAATGCGCACTTTAGATGAAGAAAGCAATAAATCCTTCCTTGAATGGATTAAGCAGGAATATAATGCTTCTTCTCTTCCTGAGATTCCTAAACGTGGATTTGATCGCTGCGTAGCTCTTCTCAATGCTAAAGTTAAGTATTTAAAAGATAAGAATAAATCTATGGCGGTGGCCTAATGATAAAAGAAGATATAATTAAAATTATTTGTCAATTGCAACACTTTTTAACTGACATGCCTGAAGTCACGATGACATTTAATCATGAGCTTTCGGACAGGAGATATCAAATAAGATTTTCCAGAACAAGAGACAAGTTTAGTTATTTTCAAATATTTGACATGGGCGGGGTGAAAGATGAAAATACTTGATTTAGAGCAAGGTTCAGACTTATGGCTCTCCTGGCGAAAAACAGTCATAACCGGAACAGATTGCCCCGCGATCCGGGGCTCTTCTCCCTGGTCAACAGGATACAAGGTATGGCAAAGGAAACTCGGTCTTGCTGAGGAGCAAAAGAGTAATGAGGCTATGGAAAGAGGTAAGCGTCTAGAGCCTATAATCCGGGAAAGGTTTAATAGACTACATGGTGGCGATGGCCTGCGGTTGATTCCAGCTGTTGTAGAAAGCTCAGAATATGAATTTCTTGGCGCTTCCTTAGATGGAATATCATACGATGGTACGGTCATCTTGGAAATTAAAACAGGTGGTAAAAATCTTCTTGATATGGCTATGGACGGTATCATTCCTGCTTACTACATGGATCAAATGCAACATCAATTACTAGTTACAGGGGCTAAGGCATGTTTCTATATTGTAGGCAGTGAAAGAGAAGTTGATGACATAACAATCGTGGTGCATCCTGATCCTTCCTTTGCCGAGGCTTATCTACCGGTAGCCAGAGACTTCTGGCGCTGCGTAGCCTTTGGCGAGCCCCCTGCCTTGCAGGATTCCGACTATAAAGACATGTCTAATGCACCCCTATGGACGGAATATGCCCGGCAATACCGTGGCATCAATGAGCAGATTAAATCTCTGGAAGAGGCTAAGGAAAGCTACCGCAAAGAGCTGCTCGCCCTCTGTGCCGATCAAAACTGCTCAGGAGCCGGAATTAAAGTCATGAAAACCATTATGCGCGGTCGCGTAGCTTATGACGAAATTCCCGAAATTAAAGGCATTGATTTAGATAAGTACAGGAAAAAACCCATAACATCCTGGAAAATTATGACTGCATAAAGAAAAGCAAAAATCCCTATAGTATTTCATCATTATAGGGATATGCCTTAAAGATATTAACATCCCTTACGCTTCATGGCCTTCTTATAGCCTTCCTTTTCATGCTTCTTGTCATTCTTCTTATCCATGGCAACAAGCTTATTCATGCCCTTGTCTATAGCCTTCTTCTCTTTCTTTATCTGTTTATCCACGGGTTACTTTCCTTTTTTTATACTATGATGCTTATATGCTTTTTTAGCCATTTTCGCTAATGCATGCATATGCTTTTTCATTTCCTTATGATGATGCATGGCATGATGAGCATGATGCTCATGGCTATGCTTACCACCCTTGGCTTCATCCTTCTCTGTCAATTTATGTTTAATAACTTTTTCCTTTACTAGGCACTTTTGCTCCAGCCTTACGAGCTACATTTAATGCTATCGCCACGGCTTGCTTATGAGGCTTTGTTTTTTCCTCTGTCTTTATATTTTCACCTATCGCCTTCTTTGAACCACTTTTAATCAATGGCATAATTAAACTCCTATATATATTCTGTAATTATTACAACACCAGGCGCTCCATTTCCTCCACTTTGTCCTGAAGCATTACTATTTACTGAAGATGCTCCTCCTCCTCCCCCCCCATAACCCATGGCATTTCCTCCATTGTTTGATGCTACACTACAAGCGCCTCCACTACCATAGAAAGATGCTCCTCCTAAACCTCCTGCAGAATAATATGCTCCTACAACTGGTATAGTCAATCCAAAGCCACCAGCTTGTCCACCACTTCCAACATCTCCCGTACCAAGACTGCCAGCCGCTCCACCTCCTGCTGGAATTATTGAAGATATTGCGCCTGCATAACTTGCACCTCCTCCATAAGGAGCCAAACATAAAGTTCCTACAGAAGAAGCAGATCCATTGCTTCCAAATGGCGATCCTGCCGTTCCACCTGCTCCTCCTGAGCCTACGGTTACTGTTTGACTAGATCCTATAGTAGCAGCAGAAGCTGTTTTTCTAGCATATCCACCACCACCACCACCACCACCTGCTGAACATTGTGTTGAATTAGTTGCTTGTGCTCCTCCTCCTCCTCCTCCTCCTCCAACACATTCTATTGTACAATAAAGCATTCCAGCTGTAGGTGTATACGTTCCAGATGTTGTAAATACTTGAACAGTTATAGAAGTAAAACCAGAAGCATTAGTAGCAGCAATACTAATAGAATTATGACCGTTTGTTATTGAAATACCAGATCCTGCCGTTAATGTCGCAGCTGCTGGATTACCTGCGCTACTTCCTATAGCTAACTGTCCATCTGTCAATGTAACAGCTGTTAATGCTGTAGTTGAAGTTGCTCCAGAAATTACAACGCCTGTAGTATTAAAACTTGTTGATGCAGTGCCACCTCCTGCAATTAAAGCAGTCGAAAAAGATGGATCAGAAGAAGAGCCATTTGACACGAGAGGTACTCCGGAAGTTGCAGAGGGAGCAACATTGGTAATTGTAGCACTTCCTGCTCCTACTAGAACATTATGATTCGTTAATCCTGTTAATTGAGTTGTAAGCGTGCTACCACTACCTGCAATTGTAATGCTTCCTGTGCCAAGTGTGTTGATATTTCCTGCACTCGGCGAAATAGCCCCTCCTGTATTACCAGTCAAGGTCTCTAAAACGGTAGATCCATTTGCAGCAATGGTAATAGAATTATGCCCATTGGTTATAGTTATTCCAGTTCCTGCTGTTAATGTAGCGGCTGCAGGTGCGCCTGCTGAAGATCCTATAATTAACTGCCCATCTGAAGCTAAAGCTGT